CGTCGCCATACCCCCCACGGCCAGCATTGGGGCCAATACCATCCGACATGGAGCCACCGCCGCCACCGAACCATCCGGCAGTTGATACACTGCCTCTGCCCCCGCACGAGCCGCACCCAAAACGCCCGCCGGCAGCTTCTGTTGTGGGAGCAGCAACTTTCAATCCACTAAAAATGCTGTCGTGCTGATAATCAGTTGTTGATACCGCATAGGTTACACCGCTTTCATTGGAATTTGACCAGGTAGTTACCGCATCGGTTATGTCTTTCCCTGGCCCTCCGGTGCCCCCCGCCTGACTAACACAGTCACCCGCAGAGGATGACAGTGTAGCATCGCCACCTCGACCTCCAATACCTGCACCACCCGAAGCACAGAACCGTTGACTCCCTGTGTTCGTTGTATTCGCATGCCCTCCACGATACCCTTCGCCAAATATGGCAGGAGCACCGCCACCAGATGCCGATAAAGTTCTGCTTGTTGAGTCTACTGCGTCAGCATCTCCCGCCGCACCGCCGGTAAGATTAAATTTGTTCCCCCCGGAGCCTGTTCCGCCAGCAGCTCCCGTCAGATTCGTTGCACCGGCGTTAATAGCGGCTGTTCCACCAGCTCCACCGTTCGCCGTTATTGTGGTTATTCCGGTTCCCGAGAAAACGCTGTTGCCACCTGCGATTCCCGCCTCAACGCCCTCAATGTTTTCTGTTACTGCCGCGCCTCCAGCCCCTACAGTAACGGTATAAGCTGTAGATGCCGACAGACGAACCTCGCTGCAGCAAAAAGCGCCAGCGCCACCTCCAGTAGCACACGAAGATGACGTGACTACCGGTGTCAAAGATGCCGCGCCACTACCTCCGCCGCCAAGAACAAATATCCTAGCGTAACAATCCATCGCCGGTGTAAATGTGGTGCTTAATGTAAACACCATTTCCTGAATGAAAGCCCCTTTGGGGTTTCTTTGTTCTTTAATCAGCGCCATTATTCGTCAAACCCCATTGCTACCATGTTGACATTGGTCGTGTCTGATTCACCCACGATGTATTCGTTGGCTTCCAGAACGATTTGCTTAAAGCTGGCAGTCTCATTGTCTGCAAGAGACAAAGACTCAATCAGCTTGCCAGCAGCCTCGAATGTTGCTGTAGTTGCGCTAATGCCCAACTGAACAATCGCGGTAGAGCCAGATGCGTTCAGAATCTCCACGTTAAAGGTTCCACCGCTTGCGCCTGCCTGAACGACGTCAGCAGCAGTTGCGGCAGTTAGATTAACTCGCCCGTTCTTTGCGGCCATTACATGCCTCCTAAAAAGTGTAGTTTAGCCGCTGTTGCGCCAAACGGCTTCCAATCTGAGCCGTCGTATCCTTCAAAAGCGGTTAGCGAAGTGTTGTATCGGATGTTCCCAGAAGAAGGGGTAGACGGTCTTGCCGCTGTTGTCCCGCTGGGGATTGTTAGACTTAAAGTAACTTCAAAGTTTGCGTAGCTTGCAGTTCCGCTAGGTGCGGCACCAACCTGTACGTCAACGTATTGTTTGATAGATTGCTGGCTGGCAAGCGCCGTTGCGCTATTAGCTGCCATGCTGTCGTCATCCAAAAAGGCTGTAATGCCATCCAGGATGTTTAGCTCTGTGCCAGTTGCAGTAACCAGAGTACCCGCTAGGGTAAGTTCAGACGGGTTCGTGCCAACCTCAAAAACAACGCCACCAGTCTCGCTGTAAAGCCTTTTATTCGTGAGGTCTAAGGCTGGTTCGCCTTCAATAAGATCGGTCGGTAGAGGGGCGCCTGAGCCTGTCTTTAGCTTAATAGCCATAAATGCTTACCGTCGAGAAAGATTTAAAGCAAAGGGGGCCATAAAGACCCCCTCCAAGTTCGTTACTCAGCGAGTGCGAGAACGAAACCAGCTTCAGGACGATAAACCTGAACGCCATACAGGCAATCAGCCGTGTACAGGTTAGACAGGTATTCCTGCTTGTACTGGGTTTGTGACCGAACAGACATCTGCTCTGCAAGGACAATGGCTTCCATGTGGAAGAACATTGCAGCGCGAACGTCTACACTACCACCTGCGTTATCAGCAGCAGCTTCGATCTGAGCACAGTTAGAAGACACGTAGATGTCTACACCGTACAGGTTGCCGATAAGACCTGACTGGACAGCCTGGCCTGACACGAAGTCAGAAGACACGTAACGGTCAATGCCCATTACAGTGTTTCTGGCAGAAGGCGGGATAATCAGGTGACGATTTTCCATCGGCACATCGTTATCGTCCATCTTCTGAATCATGTCACGGAAGAACGCATCAGTGAATACGTCAGTAGATGCAACAGTGTCGACTGCGTAAGCAGTCGTCGTGCCAGCATCATTGAAGAAACAACCCGTGTGAACGTAGTCAGTCTCTGCAACAGCGTCAGCGTAAACAACCGCACCACCGTTACCAAAGCCTGTACCCGTAGAGTGCAGGTCAGTGTCAATCTGAGTTGCCAGAGCATAGCCAGCATCTTCAGTGTAGAACCGACGCAGACTTGAAAGAGCCTGTACTTCTACGATGTCTTCGATCAGACGCGAGTATTCAAAATGACGATCAATGTCAATCGTCAGTTCGCCTTCAGTGTTGGCAATGATCGTTACTGCCGTGTCAGCAGCCTTGGCATTCGCCGCGCCACGAACGGGCTTGGGAATATGGATCTTGTCGCCTTTCTTTCCAGTCATGGAAATTTTCTTTACGAGAGGCGCAACCTTGAGAGTCTTCTCGTAGGTAGCAATAATCTCGTCCGACCAAATTTCGGGAATAAAAGTGGCCGCTTCTGTTTTTGCGGTATTACCAGCCGCACCTGGATAAGTAGCCGTAGCCATTGTGGATCACTCTCCTATCTGACCCGCCGCTCCGCATACGCTTTTAAAATCTCTTCAGATAACGCTTGATAGCGGTCAGGCTGGTCTTTCATTAGTTTAATTAAGTCGGCCCGACGATAAATTTTCTTGGTTGATCTCTCTGAACTACCCTGTGCGCTACCTGTATTTGCTGCCTTGATTTGCTGCTTCCGAGACTGCTTGTCTGCGGCGGCAGTTTGCTGTGCTGCGCCTCTAAGCCCTTTCCACAAGGAAAACAACTCATCAGCCGCTTCAACGCTAAACTCTTTGTCAGCTTCTACAAATAACCTTTTCCTGATTGGCGACTCTTCTACCCATGAAGCAAAATTTTGATCGCTCAAAATCTCTTTCATGTCAGGGTGCTTTCGCTCTAGCTCAGCTAAAGCTGCTTGCTGCCTGTACTGGACAGAATACTGTGCCGCCTCTCTTACACTTGGGTGATTCTCAATAGCACGGTTTACCGTAGCTTGAGGATCTGTAAAAAAATCTAACTCGTCTTCAGGCTCAACATTTTGCTGAGGTGCTGAGGGCTGCGTCTGACTAGCAATGTAGTCGTCTACAACCTTACGAAGCTCTCCGACCTCAGATGACTGACGCCCCAGTAGCTTTTCGGCTTCCTGGTGCATCTGCACAACTTCTTCCAAAGACTTGTTTCTGTACTTCTCTGGAATAACGGATTCTTGAGGTTGCTCTGCAAATCCTTCTTCAGACTCCGGCATTGCCGTATCTTCTTCAGGCTGCAAAATCTCTGCTGCTTCGTTATCAACGGGGTCTGTTCCCTCCGGCTCTGGAGGCAGATCAACCAGCGTTGCTCTTGACATAATTAAACTCCGTGACTTAAATCATTATGGAGATTGGATTTCCTACCCGCCTTTTCGTGCTCCCTCACCCATCGCATGTGTCTACCAGGGAAGTCCCCAGAAGCCCCATCAAGGTGAAAGGCCGGAGCGGATAGCATTCTAGTAGCCAGTTCACCACAACTGCACCTAACGGTCGTGTAATCACCGGATACCATCTTTTCAAATTCGTGCCCTTCTGGGCATCGAAAATCAAAAATCTTGTACATCTTCTTCTGCTTGTGACCTTGCTATACTTACAGAGTCCTCGAACCCGAGGATTGACCTGAATGCAGCAATCTGGCCCTTGCGGAAAAACAACTCTTCTGCGTCTTTAATCGTGCCGACTTCAGATAAGTTATTGATATTATTAGAGATTTCTTCTAGCAACTGCTCATAACCACGATGGTTAAAAAGCTCATTGTATCTATCAAAATACTCTTCTAACTCTCTGTCCATTCAGC